TGGACAGAATGATTGCTAAAAACTATAAAGTTGATTTAATTGTAACAGACCCTCCATATAAAATTACGGCAAGGGGTAACGGTGGAAATAGTGGGGGTATGTTTCAAAAGAAAGAAGTTAATAACGGTAAAATATTTAAAACTAATGATTTAGAAATTGAAGATTGGTTGCCGAGATTTTACAATATACTTAAAGATAATTCACATTGTTATATTATGACAAACAATAAGAATATAACAAATTACTTAAAAGTTATTGATACCATGTATTTTAATGGAGATAAAAAACAAAAATTTCATTTCATTAAAAATCTTATATGGGTAAAGGATAATAAAATAATGGGGCAAACCTATATGTCACAATTTGAATATGTAATTATGCTAAGAAAAGGAGAGCATAAAAAGATAAATGATTGCGGTACTTCTGATGTTTTGCAATTCCCTAATAAAAAGATGAAAGGAGAAGACGGAAAAACAATTCACGATACTGAAAAACCTATTGACTTAATGAAAGTTTTAATTGAAAATTCATCAAACGAAAATGATATTGTTTTTGAACCCTTTATGGGTATTGGGGCAACTTGTATTGCTAGTTTATTATTAAACAGACAATATATTGGAGTTGAACTTGATGAACACTATTTTAAAATTTCAGAAGAACGATTAAAAAAAGCATTAGATAAAGTTGAACTAGATAAATATTTGAAGAAATGAAACCACTAACAATAGAACACGCCAAAGAAAAAAACTTTACAGCGGTTGAATGCGTGAAGTATTTTAAACCCGATTGGAGTGATGAGGCTTGTTTTGACCTATTAATGGAAGAAACTTGTTACCCTTTTGACTTTGAAAGAATGATTAAACAATTAAACAACAAATTTTGTATAATATGATACACCCACAAATTTACGTAGGCTTAGAATTAAAGCCCAAACAAGTTAACTTAATATCCATTTTTGAAATGGTATGTGAAAAATTAAACGTGCACCCGAAAGAAGTTAAAGGGCGCACCCGATTTGAAGAAATTGTACGTGCTCGGATTGTCTATTCAATACTTGCGCTTAATTGCGGTTATACCTTGCGCGAAGTTGGTAAACTTATAAACCGCCACTACTCGAGTATTATTCACTACAAGGAAGAGTTTAAATATATGAAGTATAACCCGAGATTAGAAGAGGATTTTAAAAAATGTCAAATATGATAGTGCTATATTACATTTTATTTAAGTTGTTTTTAACTTATTTAGAGGTATTAGATTATCTCAAAAAATATTTATAACTTTGTAACCTATGAACTTTTTAAAGAAAATAAAAGTAAAACGAGAATTAAAGGAAATTGAGCAACAGCTCGAAACCATTAAGCAGATAAAGTTTTACGAAGCTTTGATTTTAGCCTTACCAACGGAACAGCTTAATGTAAGGGTTGGTTATATGGATTTTGTCTTAGAGAAAGAAGATAAGTTAAAACCAGTAGTTGATAAGATTTTGATTGAGGAAATTAATAAACAGATTGAAAAATTAAAAGGTAAGTTATGAGCAAAGTAGGAGCGCCGAAAGGGAATAAAAACGCTGAAAGGTGGACTTTTGAAGAAGCTAGTGCTTTTTTTGATAAAGCCTTAACACTTTCTAAAAATAACGAATACGATTTTATAGGGGAAATAGCCTACGATTTAGATGAAAGTAAGAATATATTTGATTATTTAATAGATAAATTTCCTGAGCTTAAACCTTTAAAGGAAAAGCTTTTAACTAACTGTGAAGTAAATTGTTTTAGGAACGTAAAAAAGGAAAATATCAATGTTGCAATAGGAATTATCAATTTAAAATCAAATCACGGTTGGACTGACCGCCAACAATTAGACCATACAACAAAAGGCAACGAAATAAACCAAACGCCGATTATAGTGGCTAACAAGGAAACCGCAGACGCTTTAGAGGAATTAAGAAAAAGATTTGAAGATGAAACTAACGAAGACGTTTCATAACACTTTAAGAGCCTATTTAAGTAATAGCAGATTTATAGTAAACAAGGGAGGGTCAAGAAGTGGTAAAACCTACTCTGCCCTCCAACTGCTTTATATCATTGCAAGAGATAGCAAGAAGTCTTTAATCATACACGTTGTAAGCCATAGCACCCCTCACTTAAAGGATGGTGCTATCGTTGATTTTGAGCATATCCTAAACGGTCAACAGATTAACATTGACGCCATACGAACGCAGAACCCACACACCTATAAGATAGGCGTTTCAACTATTAAATTTATTGGATTTGATAACGTTGGTAAATCACACGGAGCAAAGAGGGATATACTATTTGTGAACGAGTGCAACCTGATGAAGTATGAAATCTGCCATCAATTATTTCAACGTACAAGGGGCACTATCTTTTTAGACTATAACCCAAGTAGTAAGTTCTGGATTGATACGTGCGGAATATTGGAGGACGAGCGCACAACATTGATACACTCCACCTTTTTAGATAACGCCGAGAATTTAACACCAGCGCAAATTGATGACTTCGAAATGGCAAAGCGCAAACACGATGAGGAACGCCAAAGGGGAATACAAGGGTACTACTACAATTGGTGGCGTGTTTACGGTTTAGGTTTATTGGGTAGGGTATCGGGCACGATAATTAATAATTGGGAAGTTGCTCCATTTCCTGACACTGATGTTTATGGCTATTGCATTGACTGGGGCGCAAAGGATCCGTTTACATTAACCAAAGTTGCAGTCGATAAGAAAGGCAAACGATTATGGGCACACCAAGAAATTTATGCACCAATGCCGAATTTGGATAATATGGTGGAGGCTATTACCAAGAAGATAAAAGACCGCTCAAAGGTAATTATCTGTGATAGTGCCCGACCTGATTTGATAGTGTTGCTAACAAGGAACGGCTTTAATGCTCGACCATGTTTGCCTAAGAAAAAGCTAAATAGTATTCAACTGCTATCTAGTTACCAACTACTTATCACGGAACAATCCTTTAATATTCAAGACGAACTATATAAATACAAATGGAAAGATAAAGCAGGAGAAGTACCTGAGGACGGCAACGACCACTCAATCGACCCGTTAGGATATTATTTGCGTTGGTACGACTATACTTATTAATTTTTTTTATAACTTTGCAAATATGATAATTAAAAACTATAATACAGAGCCTTATAACGTTTTCGAAACGACTAAACCAGCAACCGAAAATGTTTTTATACCCTTGTTCAGTTCAGGGAGGGCAAACACCAATATAAGCGAAAGCTATTTAATTGAGGAGGGGTACATAACCAACGACATGGTTTATGCTGTGGCAAAGCGTATTACTCAGGTAACCGCAAGTTTGCCCGTAATACTCGAAAATAACGGACAATATATTGAGGACGACAACGATGAGTTAAAGCGGTTTATCTTTGAGAATTGGCACGATAACGACAGCTTAGAACAGGCGTTATTTAAAGAGGTTTTATACTTAATCTTAACAGGGGATAGTTATCACTACGCACCGTATGAGTATATCGGTGCTAGTTTACCAGCTAAAAACTATATTTTGCCCCCTCAAAATGTGAGGGCATGGAGGGAAACAATGTCGATACTATCCGACATTGATAGATACGAGTTTAATGATGGGATAAGCATTAGGAAGATTAGCCCAACGGAAATAATGCACTGCCAATATTTTAACCCTACGATTGAGGGAATACGCAATAACGAGGGGTTAAGTCCATTACAATCGGGGTTTGATTTGTTGAAAGCAACTAATAACCGAAATTTGGCAGAAAGTAGCTTATACGAAAATAGGGGTGCTAGTGGTATTATATCTTCAAAGAATGAATATCCAATTACTGCAGAAGATAGGCAACAACTACAATATGACTTTGATAAGCGTATTGGTGGAGCAAAAAACACTAACAAAATTATAACGGTCCAGGGCGCAGTTGACTACAAGCAGTTAGGAATGAGCGCAACGGATATGGAGTTGCTAGGTATGAGAGCGGAACACCTTAGAGCGGTGTGTTCATTGTTCGGCGTTCAATCGGTTATATTCGGCGATGTTGGGGCAAGTACCTATAACAATATGCAAGAAGCAATGAAAGACTTTTATAACCAAACTTGTATACCAATCATGGAGCAAATTTTGTCGCAAAAGAACAAGCAACTAATCAAGCGTTATAATTACATATCAGGACAAAAGTACAAGCTTACAATAGACAAAAACGATATTGACGCGTTGAAACCTGACTATACCGTGAAAGTAGATAACATATTGAAACTAATTAATGCAGGGTTAATGACCGTAGAAGAAGCTAAAACAGAACTAAACCTTTAAAAAATGGAAATAAAAACACTAATCGAGAAAAAAGCAGAAGTATTAAAGCTAAGGAGAATTGCAAGGAAATATGATGTTATAACTAAATCCGATGTTGTAGAGATTGAGAGCGAGGACGATGTACTAAAACGTACTATTATCGGCAACACTTATAATTGGTTAGATAATCATGGGGACGTACATTTATCGGGATGCTTTGCGAAGTCAATAAGTGAGCGTGTGCCTTTCTTTTTGGCGGACCACAAGCACGATGTTACTGCTAAAGTGGGAATTGTTAACGAGGTAATGGAGGCACCGATAAGTTGGGCTGAATTAGGAATTGATAAAGAGGGTAACACCGAATGCTTAAAGGCTAATGTTGATGTAATTGAAGACTTAAACAAAAGTGTTTATTACCAATATAAAAACGGTATGATTAACCAGCATAGCGTAGGAATGGAATACATCCAGTTAGATATTGCTATTAACGACACTTACGACAAAGAGGGTTATGCCAATTGGTTGAAATACTTACCGATGTTAGGCAATCCCATTGAAGCTGAGGAATGCGGTTATTTTTATTTAGTTAAGGAGGCGAAATTATTTGAAATAAGCGCTGTTCTATCGGGTAGTAATATCCTAACTCCAACCGTGCAAGATGACGCCGTTATAAAAGAAATTTATAATAAATTTGGAGATATAGAAAAATTTTATGAATTTTGTAAAATCACTCTAGGAACTGAGCCGAATATAATCACTCAGGTAGTAGAGCCGAAAAAGAAAAACTATTATAAACATTTAATTAAAAAGTAAAAACAATGGAAAACTTTACAGCAGAAACAACCTTTGAGGAATATTTAGCAATGTTGGGTGTTACCAACTTTGACGAATTACCTGAAGAGGAGCAAGCGAAATTAGTGCAAGACTATCAAGATGCTTTAGCTAACTTGGTTAAAATGTACGAAGAAGAAAACAAGAAAAACAAAACTCAAATTTCAGTAATGAAAAACCAAATGGAGTTAGGTTTTAAAGAATTATCTAAAAAAATGGAAAAAATGAAATCAGTAGAAAGCGTAGTAAAGAGTTTCTCGGCTCAAATCCGTGAGAGCTTAATGGCTAACAAACAAGCGTTAAGCGATTTAAAGAACGACAAAAACAAATCCGTTGTATTTAAGGCGGTTGGTAACATGACTTTTAGCGGTAACTTATCAGGTGGGAACGTACCTGTTGAGGACCGTATCGAGGGTTTAAATGTAATTGCATCGAGAGAAAACAAATTCTTATCGGCGTTACAAGCAAAAGCAACTTCAAGCAATGTAATTAGTTGGGTAGCTCAAGCAAATAAAGACGGTGCAGCTGGTCAAACTGCTGAGGGTACTGCTAAAAACAAAATTGAC